GTAATGGTCATGGAGAGGCGTTCTGCTAAATTGGCCTGTCTCGGAGTCAACTTCATAACGATAGTGTCGGAGGCATTGTAACCCTTCGGCACAATTATCTCTATCAAAATAACACGACCTAAATATCGTTCTTGCAGCGTTGATTGAATCCACCACAGGTACACGCTCCAAAACCTTAGTCTTGTAGCCTGCTGCCCTCACAATGTCCTCAATACTGCGCCCTGACGATGCCAGCGTCTTATTTTGGGCATCGTGTGGCAACCACAGGGTATCGTAAAGATAGCCGTAGGTCTGCATTTTCGCCAGAATGTCCGTCATTGTGGTTTGGTTGACCTCAATGTAGCGAATCAGGCGGGTTTCCATACCGATAAACTGCACAAACCAAACTGAGGTCATATCTGCCCAACCCAAGTCAAACACGGCGTGTACAGGCTTAGAGGCATCGTATGGCACGTTAGTGATTCGGTTGTCCAACTCAGCCATTTGCATTTCTTTGCCAAAGATAGCGCCATCCACCGTCATGCGGCAGAAGCCTTCCCAAACGATTCTGTGCGCCGCAGGGTCGCGTGACTTTAGCGTCAGCATCTCGTCTTTGAGCGTATCAGGAAACCAAGGGTTATCCGACCAATTGATCTTTTGGACAATGGCGTTAGCAGGTGGATTAGCCACAAACCGCTGGTAAGTCTCGTCAGTCTCTAGTTCAGGGTTGAACGTCACCCAAATCTCGGACTGCTCCTTACGAATGGTAGGAATCAGCACATTCCAGCTATTGCGGCTTACCGTCTGCGCTTCTTCCACCCAACACACATCCACGCCCTCAATGGATTTGACGTTAACCACGTTGTTCCGTAGGCCAACAAAAAAGAACTCTGTGCCGTTCTTGCCTTTGATGGACTTCTCGGTAATCTCGTAGAAGCCAGCCAAACCCATATCAGCGATCTGGTCACACAGCAATTTGTGGACTGAATCCTTGATAGAAGTCTGAAACTCACGAGCGCAAAGAACCCGCAACGGTGCTTGAGCGCCTTTAATTAGCAATGCTCTAGCCACGCCCCATGACTTAGCCCCACCACGACCGCCATACAGCACTCGATAGCGGGAATTCTTAGGGTTGAATAAGCACTCCAGCTTGGCTGGAAACTGTGCGTTAGCAATGGCGGTCTTTACGTCACTCATTAGGCTTGACGAATGTGACTTTGATGCCTGTCAGCAATGGAGCACCATCCACCCCTGTAATTTCCTGCTTCACGCTCTCACGATACTTCTTGGGAAATCGTGCCGCCATGCTTCTTGACCACAATGATGAGTTCAGCTTTGCGCTTTCTTTATCCTCAACCATGTAACTCTGCGCTTGATCTTCCCACCATGCTTGCTCATAAGCCTTTGCATCTTCCAAGGCGTGCAAAAATTCTTCATGTAAGTCACGCCATGAATACATTGTTCTTAACGATACATTAAGAATCGCCGATATTTGCTCTACGGATTTACCCAGTTTGCCCAATTCCACGACCTTCTCGCAATATGCGGGGTCATAGAGGCTTGGTCTACCTACTGGGCGTTTTACTTCGGTCATTTAATGGGGTTTCCGTTTATATCTTGTATTTTTAAAAGATGCTCGTTGCCAGGGAATACAACAAAGTTACGTGAACCTTGTCCTGCGCCTCTACTGCCTTGGTCAAAATATTTAATGCCTGGGATGCCTAGTTGTTTTAATGTATTTGAAGCCTCTATTTGACCTTTGGCATTGTTACCAACCATCATAGATTTACCCAAATTGTTATAAATTTCTTGACCTGTTGGGTTCATTCCATAACTTTGTTCTTTTAAATGTGGAGCAGCATCTATTGATTCAATAGTTGTTCCGTATGTCCAATCAGACCCACGATGAGGCAAGTCTTTCAAAGCATCTTTAACTGCTTGTGGTTGCTCACTTAACGGCTTATCCCAATCAAGCATTTTTTCAATGTGTTCGTCTGGCAAATCAATTTTGTACAAATTGCCTGTACCAAGATTTTTAGCATCAGCCTTTTTGGTCACATTTTGAATTACATCACTTGCTTTTCCAACAAAATCAACCCTGTCAGGCGTTGGATTTTTAGACCAATCAGATATAAACTTTCTTGCTTTAGACAAACCGAGTTCATCAACAAGCTGTGCGACTTTGTATTCTGGTGTGCCAACTTCAACCTCTTGGCCTAGTAAAGTTCTTCTAGGAGCAGCAGATGAACCTGCTGGCTCTATTTTCATGTAATCTTGTGCTGTTTTTTTATTTTCAGCAACATACAAACCATGCCCATATGCTTGAGCGCCTTCGCCTGTACCAATTTTGGTAGGGTCAAATGCCGCAAATTTATAAGGCGAACCATGCCAAACAGTCATGCCAGCGGGGTTGTACCCTTGCGCTAACTCTAATGCACCTTTCATTTGAATAGGGCCATTAAGTTTTTTAGTTCGTAAAAATTCTTGTAATTCCGCATCTTCTTGAGCGTTTTGCGCTTTGGCTCTTTCATTCACAGAATTAGCCAAATCAATCAAACTTTGTCCTGGATGCTGAACAAAATTAGTCGCTTTTTGCGTTGCAGAATTTAATAGGTCTGATAGAAATGGCATAGAAATCCTCGGTTTACCCGATTTTATTTCTTTTTAGGCTTCTTGGCAGCTTCCCGCTTTTCTGAATACGCAATCGCTAAAGCTTGAGCCTTTGGCTTGCCTACTTTCAGTTCCGCTTTGATGTTCTCTTTGAACGCCTTGTCTGATTTGCTCTTGATTAACGGCATCTTTGATCTCCTTGATCTTTGTTGCGTAACTGTTCACAAACTCTTTGAACGATTCAACCATCTCATAGCTGCCACCGTTCGCTTTCAGCCATTCCATTTGCTTTACAGCGCAGTCGTGAAACCACAATAACTTGTAGGCTTCGTTCATGCTTCTTCCACAAAGCAAATATCTTGCCAACTCATCACCAGATAGCGTTCACCGTTTTCTTTGAAGTCGTGATACTTCAAATACTCGTCTTTGTATGTGTCAGCAATCGTGCCAAAGTGTACTTTATCGCCCACATTTAAGCCATGCGCCGCAGCATCATCACCCACGGCGGTAATATATCCAGTAGTTTCCGCGCCAGCCATCATGCTCAAATCCAGCGATTCAGATGTAAATCGCTTCTCAGGCTTGACAATGACTTTATCCTTCAGAGGTTTGTACATTCTGTACCTCCTTCTTTGGGCGACCTGGCTTGCGTTGCATATCTACAACAGGCAGCGCCAGCATTTCAGCTTTGAATTCACCGCACCAATCCTCACGACTTTTATTGTGGTGGGCTGGGAAACGCCGACAGACTCCTAATGAGCCTCTTTCTGTATCTTTGAAGTAGATACAAGACTTACAATGTTCACCAAGCATGACAACCTCTTTTTGTTGTGCCTAGAAGCCCCTTGAGTCCCGACTGACTCTTGGGGTTTCGCATTATTTACCGTAATCGCTACGTTTGTGATCGTACACGACTTTTTCAGACGAACCAGTGTTCATCTCGCCGCAACGACCATCAACGCGACCCATGTGTGAGCCATCGCGTGAACCGATGCTGTCAGCCTTGCCCATAGCAACGCCACCAACAATCTTAGCTTTACGCTCGCCAGATGTATCGCTAGACAAAACACCTTTAGGCATTTTCTCGCCAGACACGCCAGGCTCGTAGGCTTCACGGTCAACTTTAGACACATGAATTTTCTTTTCGCCAGTACGGTCGCTTGATTTAGCGCCTTTTGGCTCTTTTTCCATATTTGGATAACCCATTTTCAATTTCCTTTGCAAAGAAAAATTTGCCATAATCGGCACACACATTATAGGAGTTTTTCCAATGGCAACCAAATTTTCTGTTAAAGCTGAAAAGCCCAAACACCGTGAACCTTCAAACTACGTTATCGAACGTGAATGGAAAGCAGAAGCTCGCAAAGTTGCGGGTTTAGAAAAAGAACTACGCGAACACGAAAAGACAGATGCGGCTCATGCACATCCTATGCACCGTTCTCATGAGGCACAAGGGAAATCACAAAAAGACGCACCGCTGCCCAATATGCGTAAGTTCTAAGGCGTTATCTCTTTAGGCCACAAGCCCTGCTCAACAAGGCGGCATACAGTTTTTTGATGTGCTTCATTCCACATATCAACTCGCTGTTGCTTTGTAAGGTTTGAACCTTGGTCAATTGCGTAATGATGCTCAACACATAATGCAGCCGTGTACTCGTCACTAGCACGAAGCGAACGGCCTT